TGGTTTAGAACCAGGAACAGGAGCTGGAGCTGGTTTAGAACCAGGAACAGGAGCTGGAGCTGGTTTAGAAGGCATTTGACTTGGTATATTTCCGGTCATAACGCTCATAACCTTGCTATCATTTTTCTCCCAATCATAAGGAGTAAATACACCAAACATTTTATCAAATACCCAAATAAATAAAATTGCCAAGAAGGCGGTAATTGCAGTAGCCAAACCATTTTCACCTGAATTATAAGCACCTAAAATAACATTAAAAGAAAAGTAATACATAATCATATGCTTCTTGAATTTCAACATATCTGTTAAAAAATTACCAAAGTTGTAAGGTTGATCCTTAACTTTACCTGTTGCAAATAATGGATATAAAATTGAATAAATTGGCATAAACATACCCAAAAAACTACCCAACATTAATGGAATTCCCATCATAAAAAACCCGCCAAGATATAACAAAAATTTACCAAAGGTTGACCATTCACCATCTTCATCTGGTTCATAATCAATCCATTTTGTTTCCATAGGTGTGTCTTGGGGTTGGGGTGGGTCTCTTTTTTTAGTAAAAATACTTAAATTAAAAAAGAAAAATCCAACAAATAAAAACATATTTACAATGATAAATAATGGATAAACATACATAAAAATCATTGGTAATATGAAAATAACTAACGTTTCAGCCAAAGGAGTTGATGCAGCACTATTCAATGTTTCATAAACCTTGGAAAAAATAGAAAAGTTTGCAAAAATAGCACCTTCTATCATTCTGCTTAGAAAAGCCTTTCCCTTTGAAGCATTATTACCATTTTGCCATAATTTCAGATATTTTAAGACCCCAGTGTTGATATATTTTTCATAAATTTCCTTATAATTAAATGTCAGCCTTTTAGAATAAGGGACTCCTTGTTTATTATTTGCAATAGTAATATTAACAGTTGTAGTATCAGGTATTTCTTCTGGTTGAACACAAGACAATCTTTCAGAATTTATCATTTTACCTTTTTTCTCAACTGAATCAAAATTAACATCACAAGTTCCCAATGTAGTTGGAATCAAATGTGCTGCCGCCACCTTGCATCCATATAACATAGCTATTCCAACAAACAAGAAGATTATCATCCATATCACATTTTTCAATAATGTAACAAAAAATCCTCCTTGACTTTTTTTTTTAGTTTCAGTTTCATCATCTGGATTATCCGACATACTATAAAAGGATATAAAATTTTCGCTAAACAAATTATTTTATTCTCTGATTATCTTATGAAGAGTCATCAAAAATCTAATATAATGATTTGGGCATTTCTTGCAGTAATTTTATTTTTTTGGGTATTCAATTGGATTCAAAAATATGGGGACTCTGTTTACAAAAAAACCTCCACAAATAAAGAATATTTTACTGGTTATGAATATCTAGACACTAGTACACAAAACACAACTCATAACGTTGACCTCCCTATTAATAATACAATGGATTGTAGTAATATGTGTGGTCCTTTAGCTCGTTGTTACAAAACTGGTGAGCAATGTTCTAGTGATATTGACTGTCAAGGATGCAATCCGAATCCACCTGATGAAGAATACAATATTCCTTATAATAAAGAAATCAGGGGTCAAAATGATGCAGGTAAATATTCATATTTGGCTCCTCAATATTCTGAATTGACAACCGATATTGGAACAAAAGCAAAATTGATTGCTGATAAAAATAGACCGCCTCCTGATTATTTCAAGGGCGTAAATACATGGCGTCAAACATTTGATGAAGGCCAACGCCTTTTTGACAGACGTTTTTATAGTGGATCTTCTCCTATGGCACCTTATTACCCTGAAAGACAAACATTATCTGGTGAATTTATAGATAGTGGACCTTTGGCAGCCAACGATTTTTTATAAATTATTTATAAGTTATACCCTACAACCTTCTAACAATGATTTATAATCAAGGACTATGAATCATTCTAATATTTCTTGCATATATTTTGCACAAAGTTTACCAAAATTTGATGAGAATGTTCGTGAAATTCTGGATGAAATAGGGTGCCATAATATTTGCCCTTTTTGAATTCAAATGCGCAACCGTGGGATTTGCCATTCTTCTTGAACCAGGCGATCTCTTTGACTCCATCATGTTTACTTGCAATTGGTAAATCGGAGAAACAGAACTGAACATTGCGATCTTCTAGACCTTCAAACAATGGACTATTTGCAATTTCTAATTCAGTCGTTTCACAAAAAAAGTTGTGCTTATTGGAGAGAGTCCCGCCAAAAATCATTGTCAAAAGTTGGCATCCAAAACAGATTCCTAATACAGGCACATCAAGTTCTAGTAAACAACGAATGTCATTTGCAAATGTTTTGAATAAATTCTTTTCAGTCAATTTCAAATAACTTCCAGATAAAATAATACCCTTAATCTTTCCTTTTAACTTCAATACATCATCATTAACAGAGTCTGTCTCGTAATAAGGAATCCCTGATGATTTTAATGCACCTCTCAATTTATTGATATAAGAAAGCTTCAAAACATTATTACTATTATTTACTAACAAAATCATTAATATATATTCATATTTTTGTTTTGCAAAAATTTAATATTAAAAATACAATCTTCAAATATGATACTATACTCAAAATAATGGAGATCACTCAATATGAACCCCTAGAGAATGACCAATTATTTGCCTTCTTGCAAATCAACCTTCCCCCAGACATCAAGCGCAAAATCTATGAAGAATATTTCAAGGTCTCTATCATCTATAATAAAAAATACTCTATTTTGATGGGGGTAATTATTTCGGATGAATGCCATAGTCTTAACCCTACATCACTGAAGCCTCTTGTTGAGACCATTATTCAGAAACCGAAGTTCCTCGCCTATGTTTGCGCCAGAAATGATCTGTTTTCAAGGCTTTATAAATCACACTACATAGATGGTAATAAACATTTTAAAAATTTGGATGAACTTACAAGCATATCGTTAGCGTGGTTGATGTATTTATACCATTAAAAGTTGGCGCTTATGGTTTGTATCAATATTTGTTTCAGAAATTCGTATCTATATGTTCCCCATACGTTTTTTTGAAATATTAGTGTTTCTTAATTTCTCAGTCACATCAAAATATTGATGTTTTTTCGGTCCAAAAAGTCATTCCGTTTTGGCTTTTTGGACAAAAATAAATGTCCAAAATGGCCATAGGCCTTGGCTCATGGGACCGTTTTTTTGTGTTTTTTCATTTTGTGATCATAAAGCTCAGAAAATAAAAATTGCTTAAAAAGTTTGTGAGCATAATTATTTTTATATATTTTCGCCAAAAAGGGTTTAGGAGAAAAATCTGTTGTTATAACAAACAATGTCCGACAGCGATTATTTCACTAAAACCGATGGCAAATATCATTGCAATTTATGCAATACAACTTGCGTCAGAAATACTGAATGGCATAGACATATATCCACACGTAAACACCAAACTCGTGTCCAATGCGGTGAAAAAACAACACCTCACAACGCCAAGAAGTATGTCTGCACCTGCAAAAAGGAATATAATGATCGTGCCGGACTATGGAGACATAAGCAAAAATGCAGTGGTGAAAATCAATGTGAAAAATCACAAGACGATAAGGCAATTGACAAGGAGATGGTTCTGATGCTTCTTCAACAAAACAATGAATTTAAGGATCTTCTTAAAGAACAGTCAGATCTACTTATGGAACAAGCCAAGGAACATCAAAGGCAATTATTTGAATTAGCCAAGAATAGTAACAATTCAATTACTAATAATATAACAACGAACAACAATCAGAAATTCAATATGAACTTCTTTTTGAATGAGCAATGCAAGGATGCACTGGATATTATGGATTTTGTGAATTCTCTTCAATTAAGTGTAACCGATTTGGAAAACACTGGGAATGTAGGTTATGTGAAAGGCGTGAGTGATATTTTTCTAAGAGGGTTGAGGGACCTGGATGTTTATAAGAGACCGATTCATTGCAGTGATTTGAAACGCGAGGTTATGTATATCAAGGATAATGATGTTTGGGAAAAGGATGAAGATAATAAGAAGGTCAAAAAGGCAATCCAATATATTGGTGGCAAGAATTTCAAACAAGTTAATGAATGGGTTGCATTAAATCCGGATTCTAAGGATGTTCGTTCAAGGAAACACGATCAATATGTTAAAATACTTACAAAATGCACTGGAGGTGCAGATATAGAAGAGGATGACACATTGTTTGGTAAGGTTATAACAAATGTAGCGAAGGAAGTATTGATTAATAAAACGCCAAATAATCAATAAAAAAGAATATAAAATCAATTAACTAATACATTTATAATGCAATTGATTTTATATATATGTTTGACAACTCTATTTTTAAGTGAGGCCACAAAAATTTGCGTAAATTGCAAACATTATATGAAAAGTATAAATACACATAATGAAATGGGAAAATGTACACTTTTTGAAAAACCAGAACACCCAGAAGATATTAGACAAAAAGAAAGGGAATATATTAAATATTTGGTATCTGGAATAAAGTCAAATAGACCTGAAACCCCCAAAGAATATTTTTATTGTGAAACAGCACGAGATTCGGATAGAATGTGTGGAATAGAAGGTCATAAGTTTGAAGGAAAACCTAAACCCGAAGATAGTAAGAATTCTTAATGTTACATTCTCTTTTGTTGTTGAGACAAGACGGATAGTTCCTGGTTCCTCTGTTCTTGTAACTTCTCAATCGTCATTTCACCACCCAATTTAGGTTGCTTATAATCATGTTCATCGGTTGGTGTAGTAATAGTGTCCTGATAATTGAGTGGCACATAGTTATGCATTTGTCTCATACCTCCGTTCCCCTTTGTACCCAGTTCATCTGAGTCCATATCCAAGAAACTGTAATTATCCGATGATACTCCACTGAATCCGCCACCTCCTAGAGAGAAAGCCATCGGTTCCATATTATTACTGGTCGCTTGTCTTGTGACAACCTCTTGCTTAGGTTTCAAGTGATTATAGATTGCATCACCATAAAGAACATTATACCCTTGGCTTAGAAGAAGTAATGCAGGTACTTTGGTAACATTTTCAGGCATAACAATTTTTTGTTGGTTCTCTAAAATAATATAAGTCTTACCGTCTTCTCCCCTGGTCCTTTTATCAATGCATATAAAATGAATATCTTTGCTTAATTGAGTTTTTGATAGACCTTGCAACAATTTCTTGGAATGTTCACAGAAATTGCTATAATAAAGTATTGAACTCATTAATTTATACTTAGGTTATTTCAATATTGTTTTAACTCACTTTTCTCAAACAAAATAAAATAAAATAAAATAAAATAAAAAATTGATTATTTTATTTTATATTAAATAATACCAGTATAATATAGATAATAGAATGAACCCAATCATTGATTCCATCTCCGAAGATAATGGCAACCTTAAGTTTACCTTAAGTGGAGTAAATGTCAGTTTGGCAAATGCTCTTCGCCGAACAATTATTTCAGATATTAAATCCATTGTATTTAGAACAACTCCATATGAAGAGAACAAATGCTCTATTATTGTGAATACATCGCGCTTGAACAATGAAATTTTGAAGCAGCGTTTGAGTTGTATTCCGATTCACATTACAGATTCTAAATTTCCGATCAAGGATTATGTGGTTGAAGTCAATGTGACAAATAACACCGACACGATTATTTACGTGACAACTGGTGATTTTAAGATGAAGAATGTTCATAATGGCGAGTATTTATCAGAGAAACAAACTCTTGAAATATTCCCACGCGATGATTTGAGTGGGGATTTTATTGATTTTGTGCGTTTAAGGCCGCGTATTTCGGATGAGATCCGTGGAGAACAGCTCCATTTTATTAGTGAGTTCTCTGTAGGCACTCCAAAAGAAGACTCAATGTTCAATATGGTTTCTACTTGTGCGTATGGATATACATTGGATATTGTGGCTATAGAGTCGGAGCTAGATAAGAAGGCGCAAAAATGGAAAGATGAAGGTAAGACCAAGGATGAAATTGAGTTTGCGAGAAAGGACTGGAAGCTCTTAGAAGGTCAGCGCATTACTAAGAAGGATAGCTTTGATTTTGTTCTTGAAACCGTGGGAGTTTATAGCAACCAAGATCTAGTGAAATTGGCGTGTAAAATTTTGAAGCAAAGGTTGGTCAAATTGCAAACCGAAATTGAGACCAATGATGTTGAGATAATGCCATCAGACAGCACAATTAAGAACAGTTATGATGTGATTTTAATAAATGATGATTACACAATTGGCAAATCGCTGGAATATGCAATGTATGCAAAGTTCTTTGAATCTAACAAAACGTTGAGTTATTGTGGTTATGTAAAGTCGCATCCTCACGATCCAGATAGTATTTTAAGAGTGGCTTATAGAGAAGTCATTGCAGATACTTCGGTAGTAAAACAGAATATGTTGGAATGCTTGGAAGAATTGAAGATCGTGTTTGATACTATTGGTAAGAAATTCTAAATCCATTCCACTTACTACCCTTCGGGTTAAAGTGGAGCAAAATCTATAAAAAACAAAATATTACTTGAGTGTTCTTTTACAAAAAAATAAATAATTTTGAATTATTATTTATTTTTTACTTCTTTTTAGATATTTTGTTCTTGAGTTTTTTGAATTTTTTGAATTTTTTAGATTTATTTTTCTTTGAACTAGTCTTGGATCTGGATCTCCTAGAATTACGCTTCTTCTTTTTTAACCCCCATCCAGTTACTGCAGCATGTTCTTTCAGTCTTGGTGCATAAAGAGATACGAATCTACTAAATGTTGAACAAGATAAATCAATAATTATAATTTTTTTTACAACTTTTTCACCAGCAGAGTTAGTAACATTGGATAAATAATCAACAACATCACTTGTTTTAACAAAAAGACTCCCTTTACTACGTGATGGCATACCCATTGATTCCCTAACAGCTCTGAATAAATCAAAATAAGGTATTTCTTTAACATTTAATGCAAATATTGTATTCGTCCAAGGATTGGGTCCTTTTTCCGATTCTTTCCCAGTAACTAGTTTTTTATCTGCCATAATTCTTGGTTGACCTTTTTGAAAAATATGAGGAAATATGTTTTCTTCAGCAAGTGAATCTAATTGTTCTCTGGTAAAAGGTTGAAAATCTTGAGGTTCATCTTCAAAAATGTGTAAACTAACCGCATCATCAATTGTTTCTCGCTCTTCTTGAAATTGATGTTCAGTTGACATTATTTTCACATAATAATCTTTTAATCTGGCAAATAATCTGTATACAAAATTCTGTATTTCTTCATCATTATCTGTTTCACTTATTCCACGGTTTTCTCTAATTTCTTCTTCAATAATAGTTTTAATCATTTGAACTTCAGAATTTGATTCAAACTCAGCAATCGCAAGTCCAACATCTGATTTCTTTAACGCCATATCTATTTCAGACATTTGATTATCTTTAAATAAAGCTGATACACCAATTGGTGCAATATTTATTTTTTCAATTGCAATGCCTTGAGGTATCTCATATTCTTCTATAAAATGTTTTGCTTTTGGGTTATGGCATACCATACCGTGAGTTGAAAAAACAACAACTACAGTTGATGGAAAAAGATCACCAATGTCTTCTTCTTTTTTCCTTTTTGCAGATTTGCTAGATTCTGGTTCTGGTTCTGGTTCTGGTTCTGGTTCTGGTTCTGGTTCTGGTTCTGATTCTGATATTGAAATCATTAAACACTAATATATTATTTTATTTTATTTTATTGTTCTTCTTGTTTTCTTATGTTTTTTCAAGTTTTTGTTTGACTCTTTTCTGTTTTTGTTTAGTGCCTTTTTTTTAGTTTTTCCAATTTTTCCAATTTTTCCATTTTTTCCATATTTCTTAGTTCCAAAAGCAAAATCTTGTGTAAATCTAGTCAATAATCTTTCATAAGCAGGATTTTCTCCTTGAAATCCCGAACAAGAAAGGTCCAATATAAGCACCCTTTTTACTGCTGGTTCGCCATTTGACTTTTTAACTTTACTTATAAAATCAAATATTTCGCTGGTTTTCAATTGAAGACTACTATAACTACTACGACTGCGTTTTCCCAAGGATGCAAGAATATCAGGAAATAAATTGTAATGTTTTTTCCCTTGTTTCAGATTCAATGCAATAATACCAAAATTCTTCGGATCTACTGATCTATTATCAGATGCAACTCCAGTTTCATAATTTTTATCTACCATTGTCTTATTTGCTCTTGGAGGAAACAAATGTGGAAATATGTTTTTCTTTTCTAATTTATCTATTTTACTTTGAGGCATTCTTTCTGACCCTTCAACTGCAATATAATGCAAATTCACTGCTTTTTTGAAAGTCTGGATTGCTTTATCATATTCGTATTCTTCTTTATAGTCATCAATAAGCCTTTGTCTATAAAAAGGGACAACTTCTTTTTGGACTGTTTTCATAAAGTGGGTTAAAACATCTTCATTTTCCTGATCATCTAGTTGATCAACAAATTCTTCACTTTTCATTAATTGTTGGATCATTTGATCAATTTGAAATAGACTTGTATAATCATAATTCTCTTTCAAACTTTTTGATAGATTATGACTAGTCCAAGCATCTCTAACATTCCTAATATCAGCAGCGGTTAATATTGCGGAAACTCCAAGTGGTGCAAGATTCAATTTGGCAACATATTCTATGCTTGAAGGAATATCAAATACTTCTGAATATGTTGGATGTTTTTCAGAGACACAGATCTCTCCGTGAGTTGAAATCAAAAGTATTAAATTTTCTGGAAACAAATCTGCAAATTCTGCTGCAGCCTTTTTTTTTTTCTTAAGTTTTTTAGATTCTTCTGTCTTTTTTGGATTTTCCAGAGGTTTGTCTTCTAAAGAATGATTCGTAACCTTTGATTCTAACAATCTACCTGGTTGACTAGTTGATAAACTACTATAGAGTTCTTTTCTTTGCGAAGATTGTTTTGTTCCACTTTTTGATGAAATTGATGATAACATATATTATATACAGATTTTTATACAATATTTGATGTAGTAGATTTTTTTGAATTATTTTTTGGTTTTCTTAGATTTTTTGGTTTTCTTAGATTTTTTGGTTTTCTTAGATTTTTTGGTTTTCTTAGATTTTTTGGTTTTCTTAGATTTTTTGGTTTTCTTAGATTTATTTTTTAGTTTGGATAAAGAAATATGTTTTTTCTTTTTTAAACATTGACCACCATATCCGGTTTCCAAAGCATCTTCCCTTATATATGGTTGATATGTACGCCTCACAAAATTATTACAAGTTGAATCCACAAACAATATATTTTCTACAATAGGAACTCCTTCAGGAGTTTTTATATTACTTATAAAATCAAATAATTCTTCTTGGCTTACAACTAATATTCTTGATTTATGTGATATAGAAGGTTGTCCTTTTGATTCAAGTATATCCGAAAAAATATCACGAGGATTCCCATCTTTTAAATTCATTGCAGAAATTGTAATATCAAAAGGTAATAAAGTATGTTGCTGTGACATTGGTAGTTTTGTAAATATTTTATCAACAGTTGTTCTATCATGAAAATGAATATTATCCTCTCCAATTTCATCTAAGGTTTCTTGGTAAGGTTCTGTTGAATCAGCAAAAATGTGTAAACTACAAGAATATGGAAGTCTTTCTCTTGCAATAGTTCTAGATGGGTGTTCTTCTGGGTTTGGTAATTTAAACCAACTTTCATAAAGGTTTTTTATATCTCTTTGAATTTCACTCATAGTAAACAATAAATATCCTTCATTTCTTTCACTTACATCAGGAGGTAACTTAATTTCTCTTTCAATTATATTTATAAAATGATATATTTGATTCTTTTCTCTTTGAAATTTCATAACTTTATCCGGGTCGTGTGTCTTCAATGCGTACTCTAAATCAGCTTTTTCAAACGGAGTTATAAAAGTAGTTGTACCTGGAGGAGATATATTTAATTTAAATACTGACTTAATACTACCGGGAATTTTAAATGTTTTTAGGTCACCTTGAAAATTATTACATAAGCCACCGTGTGTTGTAGCTAAAAGAACTAATGTTTTTGGAAAAAGAGAAGCATATTCTGGAGATTGGTAATAATATTGTAATTTTGATTTTCTTGGTAAAAATTTTGCCTTAAATTTTTCTTGATGTACTTCTTCTCTTGGCATTGATTCAACTTCTTCTATTGGCACTGGAACTGATTCAAAATCTTCTGTTGGCACTGATTCAAAATCTTCTCCTTCTATTTTTTGTATTTTATTTGTCAACATAATATTTATAAATATAATATTTAAATAATGACATCTTTTGTTTCACAATCAACTTTAAGAATGTCCACTTGTCTCTTGCGCATATCATAGTTCAGCGCATACATTTGCAAAGTGGGATGAACCTTGTTCACATAGTCAATGACAACGCTGTTTGAAATATGACGACCTTCTGTTTTCAATTGATTGACATAGATCTGATGAATGTTATACATATGTGTCCGGTACTTTTCGGCATATTCGCGCAAAGGCTTCTGTTTCTTGATATAACAGTCAATATAGTTCTGATAAAGTGCCAATGTGTATTTATGCAGTTGCTCACGGAAAAACGAGAATTCCTTCTTATGCTCGGGATAATACTTCAAATATTCGGTGACCTTCCCTAGTTGACGTAAACTCAAGTATTGATACATCAGCTTGGGTTGATTTCCACGCAAATGCCTCACATTCTCATAAACAGGATTTCGGATTTTGGACCTTGTACCAGTATTCAAGTTCTTGATAATAACGCCAACCACTTCATAACTGGTATTCATAGACGCATATTTATCAACAAGGTCTGCACCACATTTCCAATCATCATATATTTCTGGGAACTGTACACTAGTTTCACTCCATATTTCGCGTTGTTCTTTAATAAGAGACATATTAATATTTGTAATATTGACAATATTGCATTCAGTATGAACGATCTCGTAAACAGCAACAAGATACAGTCCTGGTTTCTTGAATGGCACCACAATGCGATTCAAAGGATGCTGTAAAACAAAACTGTAAGAGTACAATGGGTTCAACTTATTGAAGTCAAGTCCGGTTTCTTTGAGTGCCTCTATAAACATAGACCTGAATGTGATAACAGGCTTACCAGGCTCGTGATAAAACGCGATTTCAGCACCAACATTACTGCGAGTAGAAATTTCCCAAGCACCACTGACTCCTATGGTAGGATCCCAAAATACATTAATCATTGTTCCTTCTACAAATTGCTCGGCGACAATGGTGTCATTTTTCTCTGGATGCAATGTTGAAAACGTTAACCAATCAATAGACTTTGGTGGGGAAAATGCAACAACTTTTCCGCCACTATTAACAACTACTGAACGTAGGAGACCAATGTTATGCTTATCATCATTTAATATAAGGTTCTTATCATAACGAATTACGCCATAAGAAGGCTGATTTGGACTATGGCAAAATAATTTGTTGAATTTTAGTGAATCAAATTGAGATTCAACAATTCCAGTTACAGGATCATAAACAGGAGGACTTTGTAGAAGGACTTCATTGAATCCTGGAATATTATTTAAATGATAAACCACATTATTATCAGCACTTAAAGTCAAGAGACGTTGTTCCATATGAATAAATTAAATAGCATTTTGTCTTTAAACCATATATATTTATTGATTTTCCGTTAGAGATAAAAATTTCTATTATAAATATAGGGTAATGTCATCAAAAATATCCAATTCAGACTATGAAGCAAATATTGTAAGAGATGAAGATGGGAATATTATAGCAGATTTTAATTCAAGTGATGAATCTGAGGTTGAGAATCCAGTAGTTGAAGATAGTGTAGAAGAAATAGAATATCCTGAAGAGGTTCAAAAAAAGGATGAAGATGAATCAGGAGAGGGACAAACGCTTCAATTAGGAGATGTATTGCTTTTTCATTCACCTGATAATGAAATATACAATGATAATAAATTTATTATTGAATACATTGATGAAAATCGTGCAAATTTGATAAATATTAATGATTTACAAAAACGTACATTACAAATAAAAGATGGAATATTAGGAGATGGTTCAATTCAAAGCATTGAACTTATTTATCGTAATCCTGAGAAGGGTTATGCGAGGCAAAATGGATTGACTCCAGGAAAATGGGTAAATATTTATTTTGGAGGTGAATATCCAGCAGTTATAACAGGTCGCATTTCTAATTTAGAGTCTGATATGATTGAAATAACACTTCCAGATAATGATGTCATTTATTTAAATTTTGCTTACAAGGGGTTGCCTGACGATTTACCAATTGAAACAATTGAGTTGAGAGAAGCACCAGAGTTGACAAAAGAGGTCCAAGAAAACTTAGAAGCAGACGAAATCTTAGAAGCAGACGAAATCTTAGAAGAAGATGAATTTGAAGAATTAGAAAGAGATTCAGATTCAGAAACTGAGAAAAGAAATAGGAAAAGGCGTCAACTAGAAGTATCAGTAGAAAATGTAAAGGATCAAGCACGTGAATTTATTATATATGCAAATGAAATACAATTTGGAGAAGAGCTTGGACCAATTAAGCAATATGTTGGCGTAGATGCAAGTAAGCAAAGGTTTAATATTGACTCTCAAACAAATGATTTATTAGATGAAATGTTATCTACTGTTCCAAGTGTAGAGAGAACTGCCAAGGTCCTCAATAATATTCATATTATGATAGAACGTTTCAAGCAACTCCGTCTAGCATTTTCCACTTTTGATGAATATGGAAATGTAACAGGTGCACTAAGAAAAGATGCACAATGGAAGCCCTTGGCAAAAGATCTAGAGAAATTTAAAACATCTCTTTATTGGCTTCTTCCAGTTGCAAAAAATACAAAGAAACTTTATAATGTCAAATATGACGAAGAAAGTGAAAATAATACCATTTTGTCATTGGAATTAAATGACGATTTGATGGCAATGGATAATATTATAAAGACATACAAGGCTGGATCAGCAGGAGAAGAACAAAGCAAATATGTGACTTTTATGAGTGATTTAAACCCTTATGAAACGCCTTTTGAAGATGTAAATCCGGAATACATATCTGGAGTAATATATGAAGAAGACGTTCAGACCAATTTGAATGTAATCATTGATAATCTTGGAGATTTTTATTCGTCAGTTGCAGTAAATGACAATATTAAAACAAGGCGATTTTTGATTCAAAAATACAATTTGGGTCAAAATAGACTAGAAGCTACCAATTTCAAAGGTTCATCTATGATTAGTAAAGTTGTGCCTTTGACAAAGGCGGATAATCTGCAATTATCTTCTATTTTGACATTACCAGAACCAGCGATTATTTTCTCTCAAATCAATTTGCCGGCATCCAGTATTATGCAAAAAGCAAATCTAAACAGGAATTTTATCAATTATTGGCAAATCCTTAAGCAATCAACTAATGTTGAAAATATAATGGTGGATGATTTGGAAAAAGAATTAGATTTTCAACAAGGAGAAGAAACTACCCAATATTTATCAAATATCAAGAATTATTTATTAGCTGAGAAAGACAAGGATCTCTCTTCTTATGAGAATTATGTGAAGTTTTTGTCTGTGATTATACCAAAAACACGTATTTTATTCAATTTGGTAAAAAAATACATCAAAAGTAAACTAACATTGAAAGATGTAGTCGGTTTTTTGGAACCATTTTTGATATACACTGATGATCTAACATATATGCAATACAAAGAGATTAATCAGTTTCTTCAACAGAAGATGATTGACTATAAAAAATCTTTTGTAGAAAAGAGCAAGGTTTTTGGACTATTGAAGAATGTTGGTTACAGACAGACATCAGATCCTTCTTCCAAGATAGTAAAAGATTTGTTCGGTACAAATATTGCGAGAAGGAAAGAGGTGATGGATACTTATTCAGAGAAGTTGATGGATGAGAAGTTAACAAATTCAGAATTGCTTCTCAAATTGTGTTTGACCGATTTTGGCAATTTATACAATGTGGCGGTTTCGTTGGAAAATATTGTTCTTATGTTACCAAATAATGTGTCAAAGTTCTTGGAAGACGAGCAAGATATTGCAAAAGATAATGTAAAGAGTGCAGA